GAGCCAAGACCAAGGTTCGTTCGAGCTGAAGTGACGCTTGCTAGGTCGCTAAGATTGTTCGCGCGGTAAGCGTAAGTCGTATCCGCGCCAGTAGCGGTCACGCCAAGATTCGTGCGCGAGGTAGTGACGCTTGCCACGTCGCTAAGATTCGACGCCTTCGCCAACTTCTCGCCATCGAGTTCGTTGATCGCGTCCTGCACGGTGGTAGCCGTGATGCTACCTGCCGCGGTGTTCGTGATCTGCGTGGCCGAGTAATCGCCAGCGACGGCGGTGATCGAGCCAACGCGACCGAAAACGCTCGTGACGGATTCGCTGTTGTCCACCTTCTGCCAGACTGAACCGTTGTAGATTGCCCAGTCGCCAACCTTCCAATCGGTGATGCCGTTCAAGTTCGTCGAGCCGTCCACGTTCACGACGTAATAATAACCCTTGGTGCCGACGCTAGAGGTCAGCGCGGGGTTGTTCGTCGCCGCGTTCCAAGTGCCTTGGTAATTCGTGCCGCCGTCGGCAGAGATTTCGATGAAGCCGGCAGCGGTCGAGATTGCGATGCCGTCGCCCGCCGTAATGTCAGCATTGACATATCCGCCGTTGCTGCCGATCAGGATTTGTCCGTCGGCTGGCGTGCTGATGAGTTCTGCGATTGAGACGTTGTTTCCGCTACCAGCTGCACCGCGTGCCGAGTTGAGCGTCCACTTGGTCGAGGTGCGCGAAGGCTTTTGCGTCGTCTCCTCGTTGGCAACGTAGCTGTCACCGTTGTATGCGACGAGATCGAGCTTGTAATAAGTAACGCCCGATTCCCATTTGCCACGCGGATTCAGTCCTTTCGGCTCGGCAAACTCTTTTCGCAGTTGATCAATTTCGCCAGCGCGAGGAAAGCGCGAGAGTTCGTCGGTGACGATTTCTTTGACCGCGTTCGGCAGCGCAGATGCAGCCTCGGCGATGCGTGCTTCGGCCTTAGCCAAAAGCGTTTCATTCTCCGCGCGCTCGGCCATCAACACGGAATACTTCGCAGCGGTCGTGTCCTCGAGTTGCACGGACAGCTCGGCGATCTTTTGCTTGAGTACGTTGCCGAGCTTTGCGTGCTCGGATTGTGATTCTTGCGAAAGGAACTTTTGCAGTTCATCGCGCATCGCTGGCTCGATCTCGTTTAAGTTGCGCTCGATCTCGACCGAGAGATGCGTCCGCAGTTCTGGCAGCGACTCGACGAGCTTCTTTAGCTCGACGCGCTGAATGATTGCCAGCTCGATGAGGTTGTCGATTTGAGTCTGAGTGTGGATCATGTTATTTGTTTTCAGCTTTAACCGTCTTGCTTAACTCGATGATGGATTTTTCTCCGACGATGTTTTGTTTGATTTCATCGACGCGGCCATTTTGTTTCTTCCGATAATTCTGAACCGCGTCTAGCCACTCCTCTGGCTCCGGTGGTTGCAGCGCAGCAAAACTTTGCCGCACTTCGCTCGATGCTGTTTTGAGTTCTTTAGTGTCCGCCTGCTTGTTTAGTCGCTCGACGATTGCGGTCGCCCACGAGTAACCCTCGTCGCCGCCCCAGCCGTTCCACGCCTGCCAGCCCTTGCCTTGCTCGTCCCAAGTCTCGCCGTTCTTGTCGGACTCGTGGCGGTCAAAGTACGCCTTCATGCGGCGCACGGTTTCCTCGGAGAGCGGGCGGCGGTTCATCAGGTCACGCGCGCGAGCAATGCCCACGCTAGTCATGCCGCGTTGCGAGGCTGGTTTCTTGTCGCGGATTTCGAGAGCGCGCTTGGCGTTGTCGGCGATGGCGACCGTCGGAATGTAAGTGTTGGTCTCGAAATCAATCGTGACGAGCTTGGAGTCGTTCTCGATTTTTTGCGTAGGTTCGGCTGGCGCAGCCGCGTCAGGCTTTGCCGTTGCGTCAATCGTTGCATCAACCGCATCTTGCGTGACGTTAGTAACGAGCGAAGCGGCCATCGAAGCGTTGGCAGGGAGCTGTTGCGTGACCATGCGGATGGCCGTTTCTGGCACGCCGTATTTCGTCGAGAGTTCTTTAATGAAACCAGCTTCGATTGCGATTTGCTCCAAACGCGAAAACGCGTCCGTGCCTTCTTCGGCTGCGATTTCTTGGAGAGACTTCGCGCCTTGGCGGTTCTCGTTCATGTTCGCGGCGGACTCGCGGCCAACGTCGATTGAGAGCTTGGCAGGGAAACGCCATTCGCCCTTCGTCGCGCGACGGAGAGCTTGCACCATCGTCTCGCCCGCGAGCAGCGTTGGAGGCGGAATTTCACCGCGCGCGATGCCGTCGAGGATGACGGCGTCTTTAATCGGATCGAGAACCTTGTCAGTGAGCACGCCTTGCTGGCGCGTGAAAACACGGTCGGCGGCGGCAAACTCGGCGCGCACGCTTGGGCCTTTGTAATCCTGCGTTCCGAAAAGCACGCCTTCGGGCACGCCGACGCCCAGCGCAATCTCGTGCATGAGATGCTGCACGAAGCCGGTGAAAGCTTGCGACGGACGCGAAGGCATTACTTCCACGCGGTCGCTGTTTTGGAAATAGCGAATCATGCCCACCTCGGTCAGCTCGTTCTTTTGCTGCTGTCCGCTCGGCAGCGAGAGCGCAGGATTTGGTTGGAAAAGGTTGCGAGGATTAGCGACGCCTCGGTCGTTGAAGATCAGCGCAGCTTGTTGCGACGAGAAACGAACGCCCGCTTTTTCGGCTTGGAGAATGTCGTGAAGCATCCGCACGGTCTGAATCGCCGAATGGAAATCGGTGATGCCTCGGTACTGATCGACGCGGAACGGGTCGAAGTAGTGGCAGAACTGATTCGCTGGAATGTCCTCGGCGCCAAAGTAAACGCCGTTACGATCTACGCGGTAAATGCGGTATGCGATAGGCTGACCGAAGTCGTCGGTGATAATGCCTTGGTAATAGTTGTTCGACTCAACCGCTGCGCTGTTCGGATTGCCGATGCGTGTTGCCGGCACGAGTTGCAGTTTTAGACCTTCGCCCGCGCGACGAATCACGAAGCCGCAATCGCCGTCCACCGGACGCTCCTCGGCTGCGAGTTGCACGAGTTTCTTGAACGTGTGCCGATTGGTAACGTCGCAGTTCTTGCACCACTCGTGAAAATAATCGCTGACCGTCTGATTGTAGTCACGGTCGCCGGTCGTCGGCGAGTATTCGTGCGGCGTGAGATAAAGACCGAACTTTCGCGAGACTTCGCGCGCTTCTGGACTGTTCTCGATTAGGTCGCGCGCCTCCCACATCATGACGACGCGGTCGCGCTGATTCTGCGTGCTCTCGGCGGGTTGTCCGTATTGCTTCGGAGCGTAAAGACGATTAGTGCGCGCGGCGTTATACTCGAAAAGCGATTTCTGCACGCGAGCTTCCAAACGCTTCAACGCCCACTGCGGCGCAATGTTCTCTAGCGCGCGGTCGAGCCACGGCTGATTTTTTACTAGCTTTGACGCGTCGAAGTTCTCGTGTTCCATGTTTGTGTTTAGTTACCGTTGAAAGAAATAAAAACCGTATCCGTTGAGGTTCCGTTTACGTCATTGATCGCGTCCTGAATGTTGCCCAGCATATTATTGAGCTGCGCCAAATCCGCGCGCGAAACGCTTTTGCCGTTGAGCGAGTAGCTTTGATTTAACAGCACGGCTTGAATGGCATCGAGTGTTTTGGTTTTGAGAGTCGCCAGCGTCGCGCCATCGAGTCCGAGAAATGGGTTGTCGAGCATTTGCTAATGCGCGGAACGTCAAAAGGTCTTACTCTTTCGGCGGCGTGGCCCAACCGTGACTTCGGTAGCATTTAGGTAATACAAAGTCTATTTTTGCTCCTTTTCTGCTGTTAATTGAAAATGGCAAAACCTGTAAATTACGATGACAATGAGAGCCTCCGGCGAACAGCGGAATGATGTGATCAACCGCGTGTTTGATTCCGGTGCATTTGCTCACTCGATTTGAAATCTCATAAAAACTATCAACAACAGATTTCCATGAATCGCTTGGAATGGCTTTCATTTGACGCGCCCTCCTAAGCTCTTGGATTGCCGTGCATCTATCTTTATTTTGAATCTTCCAACGCTTTAAGTTTTCAGTTTTTTTCTCTGGGTTTTTCTTAGCCCACGAAAGACTTTGCTGGCGTCTTTTTAACAAGTTTTTTTGCCTATCGTTTTTTCTCCATATCCTGACGGCGTCTTTGTTTTTTGATCTCCATGCCTTCAATCTCTTGTTTTTCTTGCTACGCATTTCAGCAAATTTTTCCGCCGTAACCCAGTATTCATAATTAATCTTTTTTTGATAACACCAAAACACCATTCCGTCCTCTCTAGTTTCACCCTGTTTGTGTTTTGTTGTCATACGCGGATTTGCTTGGAGTGTATCTAATAACGCCAGCAATGGTCGCAATGCAAATCATCATTGCTGAAGTATCTAGTCCATGATTCGGAGCATTGCTTTTCACTTCACGCCATTCAAAAACACCCGTCCGGATCTCGACCTTGGACTCGCCTTTGAGGTGTTCAAGGTAGAGCGGATTGACGTCGGCGGGCATGAGCCATTTGAGGTCGCCTTTGTTTTCGAGCGCGTTTGCCAGAATGTCTTTGAAGTAATCGCCCGACCAATCGTAGTAAAAGACGTCACCCCCTCGATAGTCGCTCACGCGCGGCTCGCTGAATGGGAAGTTAATCAGCGCGTTCGTGTTCTCGTCGCGCATCGTCCACGTCTTGCGCGCGTGTCCGCGCATACCGCGCCAGCCGAAGTCCGCGCAGTCACGATCAACGTCGGCGGGCCGATAGCCTCTGTCTTGCGCCACGCACGAATCCTGCACCTTGTAGCGATACTGCATTTGACGAAGCTGATCGCGCGTCTCGATGCGCCCAAAGTAAAGTTGCTTGTACGTCGGGCCGGTCGCCGAGCTGAACGCGCCAATCTCTAGCCACCAATGGTCTTGCTGGCGGTCGATTGCCAT